ATCGGTGTGAAGATTGGTCATATGAAAGGTCATGTCATCAATCTTGATGGTCTCGAATTCCATGTACATGGTTTCCGCCCAGGCGTGATAATTCATGGCGTCATGCTTTTTCTTTATATAGGCAACATCGAACTGATATGTCCGCTTGTGCCGGTTTCCCAGGTGCTTTGACTGCGATGTTTCAATAACCTGAATTGAAAAGTTTCCGTCGGCGCCCTGCGGTATTTCATCAACGTAAACCTTTTTATCAGGCCACAGGGCGGTTAATTTGGCGGCGATTGCTTCAATGAACTTGTTTACCGTCATATTACAACCCCCTGTTCAACCTTTCCTGCAGGATCCGGTTCAGCTTGCGCTTCAACCTGGCTTCCTGTGTGATCTCCGTTCGCTTTATTGCTCTGCGAAGCACGAAACGGCCGCGAACAAAACCTTTGTATGGCCCGACATACATTCCGCCTTCCGGATCGTCCCGCTGATATACGAAGGTGTTTCCTTCCCAGTGGCCGGGAACGAAGTGTGAACGGAAGCCATATTCAAGGTGTTTCGCATAGCTTAAATTATTGAACACGTCAACCTTAAAGCTGCGGCCATTCCGGATCGCTTTGTCGCTGCTGTGCCAGTTGTTTCTGTAGTCGCCGCTGCCGACGATATCCGGAACATCATTCTTGCAGATCAGCTTCGCTTGTTTTACCGCATAAACGCCTTCACCGACCACAAGTTCATCCATGATCTGGTCCATTTCCGCGGCGGTATTGGCCATGTTATCGCGCCATTTTATCAGATCTCTAAAATCAGCACTCACGCGATATCACGACCCTTCACCATGACTTCCTGGTGTGTGGCGTAGATCATAGGCTGGCCGGTGCTTTCATACTTCAAAACGGTTTCGCTTGCTGGGTTTACACGTCCGAACCGTTTCACGTCGATCTGATCACCTGGGCGGATATTTATTTCCGGTCCCAGGAACAGCTTCACCGTGTATTCAATGTCATTCTGTGCTGCTGTCTGCTCTGATGGCCTGATCTGCATGGAGGAAAGGGAACAGATGACGTTTTCGGCCACCGGTACCCTTTCCGCCTTTGTGATCTTGTTGCTTCCAGTGACTTCTGCCATTCGGTAAATGGTGCAGGTGTCTTCATAGGTCATTTCGATGGCAACGCGTTCAGCAGCAGGGTTTCCGAACATATCACCACCCCACTTTCCTGAATGCGTTTAACTGCTTTGTATATGCCTTTATGAAGTCCGCACCACCGGCCCCTGTATTTGCGTTAAAATCACCACCGACCGGCCTGAATGATGTTGTAACATCACCGCGTTTCACTGACGTTACTTCCGCGTTACCGTTTGTTTCATTGCCGTAACCTTCCGCCCGCCACATATCGACGGCCATCCGGACCACAACATTTTCAAGCTGGGCCGGGATGGCTTCGTCGATGGACATGTGGCAATAGTTCTTCACCATATCCGTGACGGTGTCCAGGACGAACTGCAGAAGGCCGTCCTTCTCATTGCCGGTTATACCCAGCAACAGCTTCATTTTTTCAAGCATAACCAGCCACCACCTTCCGGATTATTTGCTCTTATCACCTTTTGCCTTGCCGGTCTTGCTGGTGTCTTCCTTCTCCTGGTCCTCTTTTACTTCCTCATACTCCGGATTCTTGCGAAGCTGTTCAACAACAATTTCGGATCTGGGTTCCAGGATGACATTATCATGCTTCCTTCTGAACTTCATCCATTACACCCCCGCTTCGGCGTATGTGAACACCAGGTCAGGCGTCAACACTGTGGTCCCGTAGTCATAGAACAGGGATACAGCGAAGTCGTTTGAAAGCGGGATCTTTTCAGGTTCGGTGTATGGATAGGATACGACGGGCTGTGCAATAGCTTCATCGATCATAAGAACTGCATTCTGGCCTGTAGGAATGTTCACAGAAGAATAAATGCGAACACCATGGAACATTCCGAAGTTCTCGGAAGCTGTATCGCTGCCGTTCGGCTTGCTGTCCAGAAGGTTTCTGATCTTGCCATAGAATTTCGGGCTGCATACCATAACCATCTGGCTTCTGTTTACACCGCGAACATAGTCATTTTTCACGGTTTCAAGTGTCTGGATGTATGCTTCCAGGATTTCCTCCAAGTCGGTTTCGCTGGTTGTGAAAGCGGTACCTGCAGCAAATGCAGCATTGAAGAAAGCCACGTCAAGTTCTGCAGCCATGGTGTCAACATGGTTGTCAGCACGTCTTGCAAGGATGTTTCCAACGCCGAAAGTGTCAAGATCGAACTTTGCCACTTCCTCCACGATTTCCTTGTGGACGTTAAGGTTTACTGTGATAGGCGGTGCTTTCAGCTTATCGCCTGCGCCTGCTGCTCTTGCGGTACCGTAATCTTTTGAAGTGCTGTTCGCGAACCTCTTGAATTCAACGGAACCGGTTGCAGGGTTTCCAGTGTAGGCCTGGGATTTCAGGCCAGCAGAAAGGGCTGCCTTCTGCACGTTCTTCACGACGTAACCATAGATTTCTTTCAGATCGGCTTTGAGTTCACCGGACTGAATAAGACTAATCGCCTTTGTTCTTGCCATTAAAAATCACTTTCCTTTCCTGTTAGATTAAAATATTACCGGTCCTGCCGGCGTGTTTGGTGTTGGCTGTGCGCCAGGTTCTGCAGGTTTAGCGCCTTTCAGATCGGGCGCCTGACTCTGCTGCTGCTTAAACAGATAGGGTTTCTTTTCACGGATGGGTTTGATCATGTCTTCGATGTTGGTTTTCAGGTTCCCAGCTTCGTCAACCTCAACCGTGTCAAGTTTCAGATCTCTGATGATGTCATCAGGATCATAAACGCTGTCACCCAGGGCCAGCTTTAATGCAGTGGTCTTCTGGATCTTTGCAATTTCAGCCTTGTGTGTGTTTTGAAGATCCGCGATCTTTGTCTGCGCAGCCTTCACATCATCGGCGATCTTTGCAGGATCCCCGGAACCACCGATTGCCTTCAATGCGTCTGCTGCAGCTTTCAACGCATTTTCAGCGCTGATTTGCTGGGCCTTGATGGCTTCGTGCTTATCGGCCGGAACATAACTTCCGTCATTCCCACAGACGATGTCAAGGTCCTTTCCGTCCTTGCCTTTGCCTTTGACAGCTTCTTCGACCTGTTTGGCCAGGTCCTCACCCAGTAGTTTTCTGATTGATTCGTGTATCATGTTTTCTCCTTTCCCCGCTGTATTTAACGTGACTTCCACACGCTTTGCGGACCGTGTTGGTCAGGGACACGGCGCCCCGAATTATATGAAAAAAGACGCCTTTTACAGCGTCCTTTTCATCAGAATTTTATTAAGTTATAAGGTGTTGGCCATAGACGTCAAAATATTCTTTGTCCAGGTCCTGGATCTTCTTTATGACGTCCTCTGGCGCGTCAGGATCAATCTTCATCCCGTCTTCTGTCGGGATCAGGTATTTATCGAATTCAGATAGGTCAAGCAATTTAACCACCCCTTTATATTATACCGCGAAGGATATTGACCACTGTTCTGGCAGTTTCACGCGGGCTTCCGTTCATGTATTCGGCAATACATTCAGCGATGAATTCACTGGTATTCGTGAACCCGTACTTTGATAAATACGGGATATATCCGTTCGTTCCTGCCTTTGCCTTTAATACATCAGCCTGGATCTTCCTTCGTAGATCGTCGATCTGTTTCATCGCGGCAATGCTTTCAGGTGTATTCCTTGCCCTGATAGTCGCTGCGACTGCATGGCCGATTTCGTGCCTTATAGTGTGCATTTCCGAAGGTGTGGACCAGAAGCCGATCATGTGCTGCTGCTTTGCTATTGCGCCCAGCTTTTCAAGTGAATCCTTCTGGGACACATTACGCAGCCACAATGACTTTTTCGATTCAACATATGCACCTTTCCAGCTTGTAGAATAACCCTTCGGGAAGGTCCCGACAGATTTCAGGTGCGTAAGTTCCCCGAATAATTCCGTGGCTTTCGATATCTCCTGGTTCACTGCATTGGCCACATCTATATTATACTTCGAATAATCGGCCTGTATATTCATTTTTTCATAAACCCATTTCTGGGCTTCTTCTCTTGTCTTTGCAGGTTCAAACACCGGCGCAGGTTCGGGTTCAGGTTCCGGTTCAACATCCGGTACCGGATCCGGCTTCGCTCCGACCAGCTTCGGCTGCTTGCCACCAGGAACGGATTTCGTCTTCGGGCCGGTGCTGCTTCCTGGATCCTGATCGTCGCCAGGATCGTCCACAACATCGTCCTTGCCAACATATTTTTCTTTCCATTCCTCATATGTCATATTATGCGGCATTGGTTCACCCGAATTATACCAGTCCAGGGCGTCTTCCGGATCGTATTCGATGGTTGTTGACCTGCAGTGTGGGTGCATAGGCGGGAAGTTTTCGCCGACCTTTGTGTCTTCCAGCTTGAAGTGCTTCCCATCAAGTTCCTGGCATATGGTGCTGGTCCTGCTGTCCAGCGTGGCCACGAATTCATATTCCTTGACGCCTGCCGCCTTATAAGCGCGCTTTTCAGCTTCGTTGTGGAAGTAATTCGTTTCAGTCCTCACCAGGCGTTCAGCATTCTTGAATGACTGGCCCATCTTTTCGGAAAGCTGCTTTGACATTTCCGAAATGCCGGTTCCCCGGATGAATCCCTGTGTGATTATCTCACGGACATTGAAGATCAGGGCCTGGTTATTCTTCCACAGCCTTTCAGAAAAGTTCGATCCACTCCAAGGATATGAAACGACATCCTCGACCATCCTGGTGTTCACCTTTGCGAATTCACGCGCAAAACCGACGCGCTGCTGGATGTCATAAACCTTCTTGTAATATGCTTCCTTGAAGGTTTCCCCGAACTCTGCCTTCATTTCAGCAACACCGCGGGCATACAGTTCATTCAGCGTCATTTGGATCTGTGCTTCCATGGCCATCAGGCGCGACTGCTGGCTGGAATAGGAAAGCGCGTCCAGTTCAGTAGTTAGCCTTGCTTTGACTTCGGGATCCGTTTCGTTGTTGATCCGGTTCACATAGTCGCCGATGGTACCCTTCCATTCCTGGCGTTCTTTCCTGTTCAGTTCCTTGACTGCTTCTTCATAGGAAAGGCCGTTTTCGCTGGCGTACCTGGCATAAAAATCATTGATCTGCTTCCGGATCTCTCTGGCCGCCCTCTCATATTCCTTGAACAGTTTCAGGGAAAGGGCAGCGCCCCGAAGATATGATTCAGCTTCACGACGCAGCGCTCTTTTTAACCAGTATTCTTTCCCGGCCATTATTCATCACCAGCGCTTCCTGTCTGTCCTGGCGCCGGTTCCGCTCCTGCCTGGCCATTGATGTTCTGGCCGGTTTCCATGGCAGAATCAAACAGCCCACTTCCGAATTCCTCCATGGCCTGTTTCTTTTCTTCTTCGATCCTGGCCAGTTCTTCGTCGACATCAGTGATCCACGGATGATTTTCAAGCGCGGTCCTTTTGGATATGATCCCCTGGGAAGCCTTCACATTGTTGATGACATCAGTTTCGTTTACCGGCATGTCGGTGTTGAATATAATGTCAAAGGTTTCGTTCGAAAAATCGCCCTTGCCGATGATCTGCAGGTATGTGTCAATGAATACCTTTAACTGTTGGAAAGCGTCCTTCATTTCCAAGGCCAGCGCGTTACAGTCGGCATCCAGATCCATATACCTGAAATTGATGGCCGTTCCAGAGGCATTCCCCAGATCAGGATCCTTCGTATCAACGCCGCAGCCATAGTCGAATATATCCCTGCGCTGCTTATCCAGGAACTTCATTACAGCGTCGATGTTCAGATCTGCCTGCAGCTTATCCACACCGCCATCAGCGTCAACCTTGATCGCCAGGTGTTCACGAAGGTCCTTGATGAATTCGCCCAGGTCCTGGCCACCGTAGTTTTTAAGGACATAAATGAATTTGGCCACGTCGCGCAGCACATCAGAAGTAACGGAAGTCTGCCAGTTGATATCATCGATCAGTTCTTTGATGAAGTAACACAGCGGCAATTCTTCGTCGTTGTACTTCACCCATATGATCGGCGGCTTTGTCCAGTTGTACGCCTTGCCATTCAGCATGAAATGACTGGCTTTTCCTTCTTCGGCCGCGTCGTTATCCACAGTGAATCCATAATCTGTGGATATAAAGTATTTAACGCCGGTACTTTCCCACCATTCGGCCTTTGTC